CACATATTGTTCAGTAATTCGTTTTTTCTGTTTGGGTTCTTTGGTTTCTTTATCAGGTTTTATTTCGATAACCATCGTTTTTGATTTATTATCTTTTGTCTTGACTTTGACAATAAAATCTGGAAAATATCGGTGTTGCCGAGAATCGATTGGGGAAATATAAGGAATTATCAATTCTTCAGAACCCCATGCGACAATATCATCATTTTTGTCTAACCAAGACATGACGCGATATTCCCATGTTGAGCGAGAAATGATATTTTTAGGATCCCCAATATATTTTTGAGGATTTGATGGGTAAAATTTGTTTGAGTATGCCATATAAATAATTTATATTTCCACAAAGCAAATACCATGGCAATCTTAAACGAAATCTCAGGAATTTCTATTCCAAGCATCACCAATGTTGCTCAAGGTCCCCTTGCTGCCCTCTTTGGTAAAAAAACTCAGATGAATCAGTACAAATACCCAATGGATTTGGGTAATGATCCATCCAGAATGCATATTGTTAAATTTGATTTCTATAAAATTATACCCAAGCAGTTTGATGTGAAAAAAACATTAAATGCTGCTGTCGAAAAGACAAAAGATGCTGCAAATACTACTTTAAATGATCCTAAAAAAGCATTGGAACAAGCAAAAAACAATGCTGTGGCTGGTTTTGCAAAAGCTGCTGATGTAGCACAAAATCTACAGGCATATTTAAAGCCTGAAATGAAACAAGTGACAACATCAGTTTCTTTGTACATGCCAGATACTCTTTCGATGAGTTATAATGCAGAATATAATGAATTGAATCTAATGGATGCAACAAATGGTTTGAATAGAGTAGCGGGAGCAGCAGGATCATTGGTTGAAGATTTGGTTAAGGGTGGTATGACAACGGATGGTGTTATGAATGCATTATCATCCACTATCGACAAGTATGGACCTGAAGTTGCATTAAGGTTTGCAGATAAAAAGTTAGGAACAAATATTACAGATTTAGGTCTTGCTGCAATGGGTAAAGCCATCAACCCACAAGTTCAATTACTATTCAAAGGTATCACTTTCAGAACATTCTCAATGGAATTCTTGTTCACCCCAAAGTCTAAAGAAGAGTCTGATCAAGTAAGTGCAATCGTAAACACTTTTATATATGCATCGATGCCCGAGGTTGAATCTTCAACAAAGGGTATGTATTTTCTACCACCCTCAGTATTAGAGATGAAATTCTTGACATCAAAAACTGGAAATTTCAGCGATTTGGGTAATATGTTAGTCAAAGCAGGAAACGGTATAATTCAAGGAGTACCATTTGGCAGCAAATTAGATAAATTTTCTGGTAGTGTTGGACCAGAAAATGACAGACTTTTCAAGGTTGGAAAATGTGTTCTTGAAAATGTATCTGTTGATTATGCACCAAATGGTTGGGCAGCATACAACAATGGTGCACCTGTACAAACAAGATTGAATCTTTCATTCAAGGAGATTGATATCCTCGATAGATCAAGAATGCGAAAAGGTGAAGCAAGATGAGATATTTCTCTTTTTTCCCTAAACTCACTACTACAGACAAAACAGGAAATGCCGTACTATCGACAAACATATTGACTAGGGTCAATGTAATTCCTGAACTATTGTCAAACCCTTCTTCATATTACACATATGAAATACAAGATGGGGATACTCCAGAAACAATTGCTGCGAAATATTATGGCAATCCTTATCGCTATTGGATTTTCATGTTTGGTAACGGAGATAAACTTCTTGATCCACAATGGGATATGCCACTTTCATATAGATTATTTGATGCGTACCTGAAAGATAAGTATGCTTCCGCTGCAAATACTGCAAGTCAAACCGTTCTTGCGTATACTCAATCAACGATAAGTCGTTATTTCAAAGTAGTCACTACAGTCGATTCAAATTCTAATCAGACAACAGTTAACAGATATGTTGTAGATTATGACACATATATCACTCTACCAGAAAATGTTGTCACTACAAAATATTTCTCTGATGGTAACTTTGTGGAGGTTACAACTTCAAGGTCAACTCAAACGATATTTGAATATGAGCAAGAATTGAATGAGGAAAAAAGAACTGTGAATATTGTCGATGCGCGTTATGCATCAGAATTGGAAGAGAAATTGAAATCTTTATTGACTGAATGACATGACAACATTATCCAGTGAAAATTTAATACCCTCAACATCTGGAGATTCATCTGGAAGAGGTATAACATATACCAAAGACTACAACATAATCACGTTGAATATGTTGTCTGGGCAGTTCATCACCATCGATTTGAAACCTAGCATGGTAGAATTATCTTATTTTGAAGATATCTACAGCAATTTCATTTCTGGTGAAGTCATGATAACAGATGCCCAAGGTTATGTTGAAAAAATGGGTATGCATGGAAATGAGTACATCAGAATCGTTTTTGGTAAAGATGATAATAAACTGGTACGCATCGACAAAATATTCAGAGTATACAAGATATCATCAAAACAAAAATTGAGTGGTTATGACGCTGACGTATATGTAATTCATTTCTGTTCCGATGAAGTTGTTCTTTCGGAACAATATAGAATAAGCAAATCGTACAGCAATAAGATCGTATCTGACATGATATACGATATACTCAAGAATCATTTGAAAGTACCTGACAACAAACTCAATGTAAGAAATATAGAGAAGTCTAAGGGGCTCTACAATTTTGTTGTACCAAATTTTAAACCATTTGAAGCATTGAATTGGTTATCAATGTATGCGCAACCTGCTGCTGCTGGTAACATCGGATCGGATATGATCTTATTTGAAAATGCTGATGGTTTCAATTTCGCATCTCTGCAATCACTATTCAAAAAAGACATATTCTTTAAATATCAGTATCGCCCAAAGAATGTGTCACAAAAAGAATATTCGGATCAAGAACATCAAGTATTCAATGTGTTGGGATATGAAATATTGAATTCGTTCAATTCCGTTGAAGGTGTAGCATCTGGTATGTTCGCAAATCGATTGATGACACTAGACCCTCTTGCGCAAAGATATTTGAAAACTGACTTCAATTACAAAGATTATCAAGAAAAAGCTGGGTCATTAAATAAAAATGCTGTTGTGAATAACATGGAGAATCGATTCGGTGATGCACTATATGAATCTCCTGAGGGTTGCTTTAAACTTGCATTTGGTAATAAAGATCAATCATTGATACCTTATATCAAAAATAAACCTGGTTCTGTCAATGGTGACATATTCGCAGAGACTTTCTTATCACAAAGAAAATCTCAGATATCATTATCGAATTACACTCGACTGAAATTTTTCATCTCGGGTGATCCGAATGTCACAATAGGTAGTACGATAAAATTCGATCTTCTTACTCAAGATCCTGCAACAAAAGAAGATCCTAAAGTGTTGGATGAATATTATTCGGGTAAATATTTGATCACAGCAGTACGTCATATGATACAAATGGCTGGCTATACAACAATCATCGAAGCGGTTAAAGACAGTCTACCTACTGCATATGCTCAAATAGACAACACCAAGCAAATATTCAGAAATACAGTAGCAGGAGTGAAAAAATAATGGAACAATCGACGGTTTTCGCTGGGCTAAATGGTTATGTATGGTGGATCGGTGTCGTAGAAGATCGAAAAGATCCTTTGAATCTGTGTCGTTGCAGAATTCGAATCTTCGGTTGGCATACAGATGATAAAGTTATGATCCCAACCGATGGGTTACCATGGGCGCAACCTATTCTACCAATCAATGGATCCAAAGAATTCAGCACACCAAAAGAAGGAGAATGGGTCACAGGATTCTTTCTCGATGGACAATCTGGGCAGTTCCCTATCTACAACGGTGTAATTCCTGGTATACCTTCACCCTATGTGAACAATCCGAAAGTTGGATTCAATGATCCTAGAACAGATGCAGAGTTGGCTGCTGCACCGATTCCATATGGGCAATCTGCGAAACGACACCCTAGATATCCAGATGAGCCTAGCACAAGTAGATTGTATCGAAATGAAAATTTGGATACGACAGTAATAGGTAGAAGAAACTCTTCCCTGACAACAGGAATACCTACAGCAGATGGATCATCATGGGATGAGCCTAAATCTGCTTATGCTGCCGTACCTCCCTATAATAATGCAAAAGAGACTGAATCTGGTCATGCACTAGAATTTGATGATACCCCAAATGCAGAAAGAATCAATCTTGCACATCGAACAGGTACATATATCGAAATGCGCCCTGATGG